GCCAAAACCTAAGCCAAAAGATGATAAAGCTGAAAGTTAAAAACATATAAATAATGAAAGGAACAATTATGACAGATGTACTAGATTTAATTAATAGTATTGGTTCGGATAATAAATCCGATTCTGCTAATTTATTTAAAGATGTTATGGCAACTAAGATGCTAGCTGCGATTGATGCTAAGCGTATTGAAGTTGCTGCAACAGTCTATAGTAAGAAGGAAGTACCAGAAGATGAAGACGTTTAAATCCCTGCAGAAGAATCTGTTAGAGTTAAAGATGTCGTTTAAGGTGCCTAAGGGCGAAACCTTAATTACTTCATTTGATATAGGCAAGAAGCCTAACACAAAAGATGCACACGTTACGAAGAAAGGTTCTCTGTTTAACGTATATGTTGATGGTGATAAATTAGATACTTACTCGTCTGAAAAGGCTGCAGTAAAGTCAGCAAAAGAATTTGGAAAACTGATAGGTAAATAAGACCATGAAGTTAATTACTGAATATACAGAGAATAATCTTACATCATTGACTGAAGAAGTTGATGGTAATAAGAACGTATATATAAAAGGTATATTCATGCAGGCCGAGAAGAAAAATCGGAATGGAAGAATATACGAAAGACGAATTTTAATGCCTGCCGTTGAACGTTATGTCAACGAGCAAGTTAAGACAGGTCGTGCTGTTGGGGAATTAAACCATCCAGATGGTCCCTCAGTTAACCTGGATAAAGTTTCACACAGAATTACTGAACTCAAATGGGAAGGTAATAACTGTATTGGAAAGGCGCTTATTCTTGATACTCCTATGGGTCAGATCGTAAAAGGTCTTGTCGCTGGTGGTGTTAGATTGGGTGTCTCTAGTCGTGGTATGGGTAGTCTTGTATCTAAAGGTGGACATAATTATGTCGGAGAAGATTTTATTCTCAACACTGTAGATATCGTTCAGGATCCTTCTGCTCATGATGCCTTCGTTGATGGTATTATGGAAGGGGCTGACTGGTGCTGGAACAATGGTGTTTTAGTACAAGAAGTTGAGAAAATAGAGACTGAAGTAAAGCGAGCGTCTGCAGCTGATCTCCGATCAGGTGATGTACAGATGAAAGCATTTAAAGACTTCCTCTCAAAACTTTAACAATATAAGGAGTATAAATTATGTCTAAAGAAGATCTAATCGAAGGTCAAGAAGTTGACCAGATCGTAGACATTGATCAAGTAGAACTCCAAAATGATGAAGAGCTCGTTGAAGACGTTGAAGTAGACGAGGAAACTTTGGCTGAAGATTTGGAAGACGAATTAGAAGACGAAGTGGTAATTGATGCTGAATTAGAAGACGAAATCGCATATGATTTCTCTGAAGATTTGGAAGCACTTACTGCCGAAGAAGCTACACTGTCCGAAGGATTCAAGGGTAAAGCTCAGATCATTTTTGAAGCCGCTATTAAATCAAAAGTTGCAAGCGAAGTTGATCGCTTAGAAGAGTCGTATGGCGAGAAGCTAGACGAAGAAGTTACTTCTATCCGTGAAGACCTTACAACTAAAGTTGATGGTTATCTATCATATGTCATCGAGACATGGATGAAGGAAAACGAAATCGCAGTAGAGAACGGTATCCGTACTGAAATCGCTGAGAACTTCATGACTTCATTACAAGCATGTTTCACAGAGAACTATATCGAAGTGCCAGCTGGCAAAGAAGATATGTTTGACGAAATGGCTACCAAAGTTGAAGAACTTGAAGAGCAGCTTTCAACAGCTGTAGATTCTAACATTGAAATGAAGAAAGTAACATCTGAATTACAGCGTGACGCTAAGTTTGCTGAAATCTCGGAAGGACTTACTGCAGTAGATGTTGAGAAGTTACAAGACTTGACTAAAGACATTGACTTTGAGTCGGTTGAACAATTTGTAGAAAAGGTTACCACTATTAAGGCATCCTACTTCAAAGAAGCAACCTTAGAAGTTATGCACGATACGATTATTGAAGCAGATGCAGACGTTGAAGAAACGGCTATTTCTCCTATGATGGCTCGTTACGTTGCAGCAATGAAACAGACACTCTAACAATAAATTCATAAGGAATAATAAAAATGTCTACATTACAAGAAAAATGGGCTCCTGTCCTAGATAACGCTGACGCTGGTGAATTCCAGGATAGTCATCGTAAAGCCGTTACTGCACAAATCTTGGAAAACCAAGAGAAAGCAATGGTTGAAGAACGTGCTGCATCTGGTTTCGGTGGAATCTCAGAAGCTGCTCCTGCTAACGCTACTGGCGCTGGCGTTGACAACTGGGATCCAGTATTGATCTCTTTGGTTCGTCGTGCTATGCCTAACTTGATGGCCTTTGATGTTGCTGGCGTTCAGCCAATGACTGGTCCTACTGGTTTAATCTTCGCAATGAAGTCTCACTATACTAGCCAATCTGGTACTGAAGCGCTTCACGGTGCTGCTGACACTGGTTTCTCTGGTGCTGGTACTGATCCTGCTGGAACAGTAATGACTACAGCTGTTGGCGAAGGTGTTACACCTGCTCAAATGGCTTTCTCTATCGATAAGACTTCCGTAACTGCCGGTACTCGTGCACTTGCTGCTTCTTACTCAATGGAACTAGCTCAAGACCTTAAAGCAATCCACGGTTTGGATGCTGAGTCTGAATTGGCTACAATCCTTACTACTGAGATCCTTGCAGAAATCAACCGTGAGATGGTTAACACTATCAACACTGCTGCTAAGTCTGGTACTACTGGTTCTGTTGCTGGTACAATCGACGCAACTGCTTCTACTGGTGACCTAGATGGTCGTTGGAACGTTGAGCGTTTCAAAGCTCTACATCACTTGATCGAGAAAGAAGCTAATGGCATCGCTCTTGATACACGTCGTGGTAAGGGTAACTTCCTAATCTGTTCTGCTGACGTTGCATCTACTCTTGCAGCTGCTGGCATCTTGGATTATACTCCTGCTCTACAAGCTAACTTGAACGTTGACGTAACTGGCAATACCTTTGCAGGTGTTATCGGTGGTCGCATGAAGGTTTATGTTGATCCATATGCTGCTGCAGACTATATGACTGTTGGCTATAAGGGTTCTAACGCTTATGATGCTGGTATCTTCTATTGCCCATACGTTCCATTAACCATGATGCGTGCGCAAGATCAGAATACTTTCCAACCTAAGATTGGATTCAAGACTCGTTACGGAATGGTTGCAAACCCATTCACTAGCTTAACTGCTAACAGCAACGTTTACTACCGTCACAACTTGATTACTAACCTGTAATCATAACTACGGTAATATAGCTCTGCAATAATAATAATTATAATGCAGAGTTTTGAGGGAGTCGAAAGACTCCCTTTTTTTATGCCTTATAAATAGTAGCATAACAAAGAGGAGATGCTCATGGCACTTACTGCAAATAAGAACTACCTATCAAGCGAATCATTTCGTCTTGTCATATCACGTACAGATTATCCTAACCTAGAATACTTTTGTAATTCTGCTATGCATCCTGATGTTAGTGTAGGTGAATCTACTACACCTAATGCTAGATTAGATCACTTTAGTCCTGGCGATAAGATGACAATGGGAACATTAACTTGTTCTATTATACTAGATGAAGATATGGAATCTTACAAAGAAGTATTTAAATGGTGTGAGAATATTGTTAACGGTAAAACAAATGATACTGCTGACTTAGCATTACAGATATTATCGTCAAAGAACAACGTACTAAATACTATTAACTACATTGATGCATTTCCAACTAATGTATCTAACCTACAGTTTACAACGAACACAAATGAATATATCACATTCGATGTTACATTTAGAATGAGATACTTTACCATATAGGATTATTATGAATTTAGATGATGTATTAAGTGAATGGAAGATTGATTCAGAAATTAACGAAATGGCACTAGACGAAGCTTCTAGGGATTCAGCCAAACTGCACTCCAAATATCTTGAGATGTTTATGTCTAGCAAGTTACATGCTAAGCGTAAGGAGCAGCAGTTACAGACACTATTAAAGCAAAAATGGTTATACTATAACGGAAAGATGACGGCTGCAGAGATTGAAGATGCTGGCTGGGTATACGATCCGTTTAATGGTATGAAAGTAATGAAGGGTGACCTTAATTATTACTATGACGCAGACGAAGACATTCAAAAAGTTATTATGCAGATTGAATACAGGAAAGCATTGAGAGATACATTAAAGGAGATCATGGAAAATATTAAGTGGAGACACCAAAATATCGGTAACATGATCAAGTGGAGACAATTCGTTAGCGGAGTCTAATATGGCCGATATAACAATTAACAATAAGAATTATGTGTACATTAACGTAGACTGTGAAGGTGGCATTGCTAATGAATTAGTAGATCACTTTACATTCTTTGTACCGAACTATAAGTTTACCCCTGCATTTAAGAGTAAGATGTGGGATGGAAAGATACGTCTATTCAATTCTAGAAGTGGAGAGTTGTATGGTGGATTGTATCAATACGTTGTAGAGTTTGCAGCAGTACGTGGATATTCAATTGAATGTCTCGATTCAGACTATTATGGTCGTCCTGATTCATTCGATGGTATTACGATAGAAGAGTGCGTAGAGTATGCATCAAGTCTTGATTTACGGGCAGGTGAGAATAAGATCGAAGCTCGTGATTATCAGATAGCGGCATTTCAACATGCATTAGAACGTAAGAGAGCCCTACTATTAAGTCCTACTGCTTCTGGTAAGTCATTAATCATCTATAAGTTAATCAGATGGTATATGGATAATAAGAATAAAAACATATTAATCATTGTACCGACTACTTCACTTGTAGAGCAATTAGCATCCGACTTTACAGATTACTATGGCGATTACTTCGATGTACATAAGATCTACTCTGGTAAAGAGAAAGAAAACTATAAGCAACGTGTTGTAATTACTACATGGCAATCAATCTATAAGTTGCAGGCCGGATGGTTTAAAGATTTTGGTATGGTTATCGGAGATGAGGCCCATCAGTTTAAGGCCAAGAGTTTGACGGCAATTATGACAAAGCTATATAATGCAGAGTATAGAATTGGTACGACTGGTACATTAGATGGAATGGAAACTAATGCACTAACACTACAGGGTTTATTCGGTCCTATTAAGCAAGTAACTACTACTAAGAACTTAATGGATAATGATGACATAGCTAACTTGGATATCCAAATGCTAATCATGAAGTACCCTGAAGACGAATGCAAAGCATTCGGTAAGAAGACTTACGCAGAAGAAATGGATTATATTGTAAGACATGCTAAGAGAAATAACTTTATTAAGAACTTAGCAATAGACCAGGATGGTAATACTTTGGTGCTGTTCCAATACGTTAATAAACATGGTAAGGTATTGCATGATTTAATAACAAAAGCGGCTCATGAGAAGAGAAAGATCTTCTTTGTGTCGGGTGCTACTGGAGTAGACGATCGTGAAAAGGTCAGGGAAATTACCGAGAAGCAAAAGAATGCTATCATTGTTGCTTCGTATGGGGTATTCTCTACTGGTATTAATATTCGTAATATTCATAATATTATATTTTCTTCTCCCAGTAAGAGCCAAGTCAGGGTCATGCAAAGCGTCGGACGAGGACTAAGAAAGTCTGATGATGGATCTGATACGTTCCTATTTGACATTACAGATGATCTACATCATAAGAAGCGTAAGAACTATACACTCAACCATGGGGCGGAACGCATAAAGATGTACTCCAAAGAGAAGTTTAAATACCAAATCTACGAAGTAAAGCTTTAGCTTTTAAGACACAATAATGTGTTAGAGCCCCCCCAAAGACACATCTTTATTATACACCCAAACGGGCTAAAGGTCAACAAAAATATTAATTAAATTTAGCTGTTGACCTGATCCTGTATTCATGGGATAATATACTATAACTTAATCATACAGAGGTTTTTAACTGTGAAGAAAAATGAAAAGGAACACTACGTAAACAATAGAGACTTTTCTAATGCTGTAGTCGAACATGTGACTAGTGTCAATGAAGCAATTGCTGCTGAGTCTGATATACCAAGAGTTACTAATTACATTGCAACTTGTTTCATGAAAATATCAGAAGGCTTGTCTCATAAATCTAACTTTATTCGTTACTCTTATCGTGATGAGATGGTAATGGATGCTGTAGAGAATTGTCTTAAAGCGATTAAGAACTACAATGTAGAAGCTGCTACACGATCCGGAAAGCCTAATGCATTTGCATACTTTACACAGATATCATGGTTTGCATTCCTACGACGTATTGCTAAAGAAAAGCGCCAGAATGATATTAAGTTTAAGTACATTGAAATGTCTGGGTTTGATCAATTTGTTACAGCAGATGAAAATGGTGATTATGATCCAGCATTCATTGAAGAGCTACGATCAGCTCATGCTACGTATCAGAACCAAACGGATGCTACTGATAAGCAGCCATATGTAAAGCATAAGATATTGAGTCAGGGTAAGAACCTCGGTAAGTTTATGGAACCTGAAGTTAATGGATTAGATGTAGACGTTGCTATTGTAGATGAAGCAGAGTAAGTCGGCTTCGTTATTAGAGGGGTCGTTGAATGTATTCAGCGGCTTCATCTTCTCGTTTATTATTTGGGCCTTTATAGTATCACCATTGTTTGGTATAGAAACCACTATGCTTGATAACCTAGGCATTACATCTATCTTCACATTATTCTCTCTAGCACGAGGATATGCATGGCGAAGATTATTTAATTATTATTCGAAATAACTGTTGTACTTTGATAGGAACTATGCTATAATAGCCCTATATTATATTAATGAGTAATACATATGTTAGTAGCAATTCTTAATGACACCCACTGCGGTATCAGAAACTCTTCTGATGTCTTTTTGGATTATCAAAAGGTATTCTATGAGGATGTCTTCTTTCCACATTGTATCAAGCATGATATTAAGCAAGTAATTCACTTAGGTGACTATTACGACCATCGTAAGTTTGTAAACTTCAAAGCACTAAACCATAATAGAGAAATCTTCCTTAATCCGTTGAAGAAGAACGGTATGATGATGGATATCATTCCTGGTAACCATGACGTCTTTTATAAAAATACTAATGAGTTGAACTCTCTGAAAGAGTTACTCGGGTACTATATCAATAACGTTAACATCATTATGAAGCCTACTGTAATGAAATACGGCTCTCTTGATATGGCTTTAGTCCCTTGGATTAATAACCAGAACTATGCTGAGTACATGGCCTGGATCAAATCTTGTAAGGCAAAGGTTATTGGAGCTCACCTTGAGTTAAATAACTTTGAAATGATGAGAGGTATTCCTTCTCACTCTGGTATGAATGCAGATCTATTCTCGCACTTTGATACAGTATTATCTGGTCATTATCATACTAAATCTTCTAA